TTTCTTTTAGTTTAAAGATTGTATAACTTAAATATATTATACACCCGAAAAGGCAAATTTCCAATAAAAAATTCAAAACTCACTTTTTTGTGATGGATATAATGCGATCATGGCGAAACGATCTCATTTGTCCTCTCGCAAAGCAGAAAGCCTTGAAGCCTACGTTGTCTCGCTTATCTCGCTTGTTGCCGAATGAGTTGTATAAATTAATATTTCCTATCTGATATGTTTTGATTTTATTATGTTGATCTTGATACACAATGTAATATCGCTTACAAAATAAACAAGCAAGTTTACGTTTAATTCTTTTAATTAAATTATTCATCTAGTAAGCCCCTTTCTTCACAAATAGCAACACTGTATCCTACTTTGTAATGAAATGTTTGAGCGAAATATACTAACCCCATGATCACATATGGCTCCCAAGTTTGAAAACCAAAGTTTATAAAAACCAAGAATGCCACAACCGCAATGGGGCAAAATTTATTTAATGTATAATTAATTACTGAATTTAATTTATTAATGTTCATGATGTTCTACTTTTATTTTAGCTTGTTTTAATAATTTTATACCTTTATCGTTTCTATAAAAATCTTTATATACTACTCGAGATATGCCTGATTGAATGATTAACTTAGCGCAGTCTATACATGGAGAAATTGTAATGTACATTGTAGCTCCGACACTAGATTGTGTTGATTTTGCGAGCTTTGTAATAGCATTACTTTCTGCATGTAAGACTTCATCTTTAGTTTTAAGTTTACCATCATACTCGATTTCGCAAACATTGTCAAACCCTTTCGGTGTTCCATTATATCCATCGGATATAATCGCTCCATCTTTAACGATAATGCAGCCAACTTTCTTACGTTTAGCGCAAGATAATTGAGACCATGTTTTACAAATGTCGAGGTATGCTTCATCTAATTTTGATTGTGAAGCCATTATAAGACAAAAAAACTAAACTGTCAAGACTTAATTAATTGATTCTGGCTCTTCTGTTTCCATGATCACTACTTTATTTTGATCAGGATCTTTAAATTTTTTTAAAGAAGCAATTAAGCTTTGAGCATGGTTTTGAGCTTCTTGTATAGTCCAATAGTTTTTAGGCCAAGCTCGACGACCGTTTCTGGTGACAACATAAAATGTTGGCTTAATTTCTTTTCCAATTAATTGATTCATAATTTTTATCGTATTTATTTTTAGAAAAAGGGCGAGTTTTATCCCCTTTGCCGTTCTGGTGGGTGTTTTTAATAGAGCAGTTACCTGTTTGACATTTCGGTTTATTTTTTACTGATGATGCCATATCGATCTGTTTAATTTAATTTGTTTTAGTTTATAGTACCAATAAAATGGGATAGCTAAAGAGTAGCCCATCGATAAAATAATAATTATAGTTCCAGAAAAAGTCCAGAAATTCGTAAAAATTATTTTAAATGCTTCGGCCATACTTGGTGATTTGGGATATTCAATAAGTCCTGAACTTTGATTTGAGTAATTGTTTCAAGAGTGTCTTTTCTCCTAAATAGTCTATACTTAGAGTTCCAAGGCTTATCAACATAAGGTAAATCCCATCTGACAATTTGCGATTCATTTAAAAATTTTATTAAACCTTTTCTTGGGATGAAAATGAAATCTTTAGAAGTTTCAAAAATAATGAAATCTGACATTCCGTAAAGCCATCCTTCGCTGCCTTTTGAGTTTTCATATTCTATATATACCCAGTGATTGGCGTTTTTTCCATTTTTTTTCTTTAAATCTATACGAACTTCACTAGAATGTCCATTTTTTTGGCCTTCAAGTATGAAGTCTACATTTGCTTTTCGCTCAGCAAAAGAAGGTTTTTTGATTTTGTATCCTTTAGATTCAGCGATTTCAATAAAAAGTTTTTTGTAACTTTTGTGGTTTTGTTTTTTCTCTGCCATAAAGTTTAAGAATCATATAATGCATTAAATGCTCGAGATGCATCTTGGGATTTTTTGTACTTATTTTTAGTGATCGTAACAATAACTTCTTCCGTAACCTTGTCTTCATCTTCAGGCATCGTGTATCTTATGATAGCTTTATCTCTCTTGCGCACATCACATTCCCACTTAATATTGTAATTAAAATCAGGAATAGGTCCAGATAAATACTCTTTGGAAATATTAGAGTCTTCCTTTTCTTTTTCAGACCAAAGAAAAACTGGAACTACACCCATCCAAGTTTCATGAAAAGCTCCAATATTTACAATAGGCTCAACAGACTCCGACCCGAAAGAACCCGGGTTTCTTTGGTCAGCTATATTATAATAACTAAGAACCATGCCTTCTCCAAACTTTTCATATAAATAAACATGAAAATACTTAAAAAGATTCACTGGGTTCCAAAAACCTTTTTCTTCATTTTGAAGAACGATTCTTTTTTGAGTTTCTTTATTTAATTTTTTGAAGTTATCGTAAAAAGACTTAACTAAACTAACGGCAGATTCGTGACTTGAAGATTTTGGTTGAGCAAATGGCTTAATTATGATTGGGTTAGAAGCATTAGAAGGAAACCCAGCCGTCTCAAAGAACCAGCTATGAAAATTTAATTCTTGTATGGCTGTATTTAAGCTATCTTCATCTTCAACAACTAAACTATTAGATGAATCTGGATAAACGGATAGAGTGATGTTGTTTTGTCTAGCTATAACACCTATAGACCTAATTTTATTAAGAATGTTTGAGTTGTTTGGTAGTGAGTCTATACTTAAACTAAGATTATTAGAAAAATCAGAAATCAAACTAAAAATAGAAGAACTAATTCTATAATGAGTAATGCCGACCTTTGGTAAAAACTCGATTATATTTTCAGTTAAGTTTAGATTGTGTATAATTCTGTTGGAAAGCTCTAGTAAAGCAGCTTCTTCTCCTTGGCTTTCTTTGATTCCAGAAAAAGTTTTTTGAGTTATTCCAGAAAAGGTGTAAGCTCCATCGGACTGCTTCTCTTTTAGTAATTCAGATAAACTAATTAAACCGTACAATACATTCATGTAGTAATGATTACACTAAACTGTCTGGAATTTCTTCTTTTTTTGTTGTTTCAGTGTTATTCTTACTGGGATCTTCAGTGGTAGTTGCTTCTGCATCTTTTGATACATACAAAACATAATCAGGCTTTTTATCGTTATCTTTATAACGATTTGGAAACATGACTACCTTCATTTTCTTCTTTACACCAAGCTCATCGACTTCGATGCTGCCCGAAAGATATTTGCCTTTGGCGCTGTCTCTAGTCCAGAAAGCTCCAATTTCGCGTTGAGACCAATCAGATTTTGTGTTTTGTTCTTCTAACATAATGTGTATATAATTTTATGGTTGTAATATATGATTCAGTGTTGACTGAGCCACCTAGCTCAGTTCATTGTTTTAGAGATGTAACATTATATAGTAATGTTTTTTTAAATGCAAGTAATTTACTTCAGTGTCCAAAAGGAACAAGAAGTATGTATTGGAAGTGGATAAAAGAATATGGTGCTCATGATTTTATTGAAGAAATATTAACTTCTGAAGAATATCAAGAGGGAATATATGTTGGAAAGGATAAAAAAGTGAATTTTAGTTTCATTAATGAAAGTAATTTAAGTTTAATTATTAATAATTTAAGGTACTTAATTTCTTGAGGATATGTGTCCTAAATATAAAAAAACAACAACACAACAAAAAATAAAAAAATAAGTATCTAGCATATTATATTATATAATGTTCTTATATTCAATAATTATCTAAATTTAGGTTGAAGTAGTCTCCATCTGTCGGAATCTATTGGTTTATTACCATTATCTATAGCATACAGCATTTCTACGATTTCGTCAAGACTATTATAAATATATTTATGTGGTAACATGCCAAGCATCCAGAGGGGAGTTTTAGATTTGCCGCCCTCCATGCTGATAAAGATAGGTTTTTTCATGCGTACGGCAGTAACAATTTCTTCAGCACTGCCCCAACTAGCTACATCAGGAACGAGGTGAGCGATAATGAAATCACTACGATCAACAAGATTTAAGTCGTAAGCTCTAACCATTTTCATTCTTTCAGTAACGCGATCATATTGCTTTGTCTTCATCCAAGTTTCCATTTCTTGACGAGAAGCTTCATCTTCCTCTACATCTTTAACAAAAGGTTTTTTATATGGATCAAAACACATAATGTCTAAGGGTTCTAACTTGTTGGTCACTTCTTCACGCCAATTTCTACCGCTAAGGTATTGCATGTGCCCGACTAAATATGTTTTTGTTTTGTATAAAAGATTCATGTTAATAACATTAAATTAATAATAGAAAAAAGTCAATAAAAAAATGGCGGAGAAGACAGGATTTGAACCTGCGGAGGAATTATCTCCCTCAACGCTTTAGCAAAGCGCCGCCTTAAACCACTCAGCCACTTCTCCTTTTAAATTTGGTGGACGTGGCGGGAGTTGAACCCGCGTCTTTAAACCTTCAAGAGATATACATCTACAAGTTTATTCGATTTTTTTTATAGTTATGATATCGACATCCAACTAAACATTTCAATTATTCACTCAAACTTGAGGCCCCCGAATACTCAGTGGTGCAGTTTATGAAACGAATAAACTTTTATCTGTTTTGCAGATACATGACCCCGCAATCCTTTTATCTGCGTCAAAGGTTGCGAGGTAGCAGAGATTAGGCTGCTAAAGCAAGCTCGCGCTTTTTGAAGGCGAAAGCTTTAACACGTGACTTATTGCCATGTAGATTTTTGTGCCTTTTAAAGGAGCCAGACACAACTCCTACTTGCAGTATACTGATCCAATTTAAATCAAATCCAGAACACGCCCATAAATTTATCAAAGAACAAAAATTAGTATACACTTTTTTAAAAAAAAGTCAAGCTAATTATAATGGTTGGCCCCAGGATATAACTCTAGGTCTATCAGGCATAAAAGTTTTAGCTTCAATAAATAATCCATTTTTAGTATCCTCTGGGCCAGCAACCGTTCCACTAAACTTTAAGTTAACAGATTTATTGTCACCAATATTAGAAGCGAAACTCTCAGATTCTTGAGAGACGTTTTTGATAACGAAGCGCATACTGGCAACCCTGTTTTCTAAATCTGTTTCGCACATCATTAAACTCTTGCAGTCTAAAAGCTCCAGAACCACATCTACTGGCTCCTGCTTGCAAAGAGCACCGAGTAAGCCATCAGCTTCCTTAAGGTTACCCATAATAGCATTAACTTCTATTTCTATTTTAGTGGGAAAGTTTAACGTTCTAGTGAACCCTAAAACAGAACCAACCCTATTAACTTTTGTTGTGCCAATTGGTAGGTTTATAGTGAATCCTTGTATGCTGGCGCAACCTTCTCTGGAACCAGTAGGAGAGTCAAAAAGTTTACTAAAAACAGCAGAATCTCCTAAGTAAAGTTTAATGTCGCCAGGCCGAATTCCTCCAATTAAATTTTTATACTCTACTTGATCTAAGCCTTTTAATTTTGGATAAAGAAAATTTTCATAAGTGTCAGGTAAGCTGTATCTCATTTTAGATATGCAGTCAGCCTTAATGTCCAGAGCTGGGGAGGGTAAATTTTTATAGCCATAACTAGAATTTATATTAAAAGCTTCAAAAGATACTCTAGCTTTAGGTACAGAGCCAACTTCTGCAATAACTGCATACTGACTAAAAAAAGAGTTACCAAAACCAATAGATGTGAAATCATCCCCAAAGGTTGATAAATCCGCACCGCCTATACTGCTTCCTACAGGAGCAACTCCAAGAAAAAGGTTACTGCCAGAACTGCTAGAACTACTCATTATTTTAGATAACGCTTGATGTTTACCATCTAAGACAAAACCCATTACACTTTCGTTGTATCCGTCGGATAGGACATACTCAAAATCTAAAGTAATATCTGGATTTGAGGCTATTGCTGCATCAAAATACGCTAAATGACCAAATTGATTTAATTTTTCAAGATTGGTGTTGATACTATACTGAATAGACTGAACTCTATGTAACTGCCTAACTCTATTACCATTACAATCTAAAAAAGATATATTTCTAAAAAGACCATTGGGGTCTTCTTGTTGATTATTATTAAAATGATAGTCTTGAGCGTCAAAACAAAAATACAATAACTGATTATTGTATCTAGTTACATTTCTAGGTTTTCTTCGACGCATAACATATTAATTGTTTATTTTTGTAAGTTATATTTACACTAGAACATTCATTTAATATGATAAACTTAGATAGGCATGTTTCAATTTCATTTTGAATGATTCTTCTGATAGGTCTGCCACCTAAATTTTCAGATTCTGTTTTACTAACTATATATTTATTTACGGTTGGACTTATTTTTAATTTTATATCTTTTAATTTAAGTTTATCTCTAACTTTAGAAAGTTCTATTTTAGTTATTTTACTTAAGTGTTCATTTGTAAAATTATTAAATAAAACTATACCATCAAACCTATTAACTAATTCAGGGCTAAGTTTTTTCTTAGCTTCTTCAAAAATCCTATCTTGATTTGAATTGCTTTCATTTAAAAAGCCAACGGAACCTTTTTTATCTATTAAATCTGCACCAAGATTACTAGTTAAAATAATTATCGTATTCTTAAAAGAGGTTTCTTCTCCAGAGTTGTCAGTGAGCCTACCCTCTTCAAGGATTTGCAAAAGGGATTGAAGTACTGTCGGATGAGCTTTTTCAATTTCATCAAACAAAACCACTGAGTGGGGCTCTCTTTTTACTTTTTCAGTAAGAATTCCACCTCTTTCATAACCTACATAACCAGGAGAAGATCCAGAAAACTTACTGACGGAAACGGATTCCGAGAATTCAGACATATCAAAATAAATTAATTTATTACTAGACCCAAAATAATTTTTAGCTAAAGATTTAGAAGTTAAAGTTTTACCTACTCCAGTTTTTCCTAAAAAGAGAAAACTTCCAATCGGCCTATTAGGATCTTTTAATCCGCAATGAGCTTTAAATAACGCATCAGATATTTTTTGTATAGCATTAGATTGACCAATGACATCTTTAGTCATTCTTTTTTCTAAATTAACGAGCTTTTCTGAATGAGTTTCAGACAAAGACTCTATCGGTATTGAAAGGTTGTTTGATAAAACTTGCCTAATGTGGTGAGCCGTGACTGTAGCTGGGTTTTTACTTTTCTTTTTGCCCCACTTGTCTAGTATATTAGTATAATTCTGAAATAAATTATTTTTAATTTTAGAGTCTACATTTTCACTTGTTAAAACCTTTTCCATTTGTTTTGCAATTTTAGGTTTTTTATAGTATTTAATCTTTAATAGCGATCCAGCTTGATCAATTAAATCTATAGCTTTATCTGGCAGTTGTTTATTGTTAATGTATTTACTTGACAATTTAACGGACTCTGTAATGGCTGAAAAATCATAATTTAAGCCATGAAAGTTAGCATAGGAGGGAGTTAGTTTTTCAATTATATCTACAGCTTCCTCCTCAGTTGGTTCAGAAATATTTATACAATGAAACCTTCTTTTAAGAGCTGCATCTTTACCGAAAGTTTTTTTATACTCTTCATGGGTAGTAGAGCCAATACAAGTAATTTCACCTCTAGATAGGTAAGGTTTGAGGATATTGGCTGCATCTAAAGCTCCTTCCGAGTTTCCAGCTCCTACAATCGTATGTATTTCATCTATGAATAGTATGATATTTTTTTTACTTTTAGCTTCATCAATGAAAGATTTCAACCTCTCTTCGAATTGACCTCTATATTTAGTGCCAGCAACCATACCTGGTAAATCTAATGCGATAACTGTTTTGCTGATTAAATAGTCGTTTGATTCTAAATTTACTATTCTTTTAGCTAAAGACTCAACGAGCGCTGTTTTTCCGACACCCGCATTACCTATTAGGAGTGGGCAAGATTTAGTTTTTCTGCAAAGAACTTCTTCCATGTTTAACATGTAATTTAAGTTAGGAAAAATAAAATCAAACTTACCTTCTTTAGCTAGAGAGTTAAAGTTAATACCGTATTGATCAACAAAAGAAATTGAGGCAGTGGATGCAGGCTTCTCTTGAGAAAAATAAGGCTCACTAGATTCAGATCCAAGCATTTTTGATATGGTAGATAAATCTTTAGATAAAATTTCTTCTAAATATTCTTGGATTTTTAAGATGTCTAGATCACAAGCTATAAAATAGTCTGCAGCAGGGCAAGAAATATCAGATATCATAGCATAAAGTAAATGCTCTACACTGACATAAGAATGCATTTTAGAAGAAGAAAGATTGTAGGCATAATCTATGAAAGATTTAACTTCTTCTGAAAAGTTTATGACATCGCTTAGGAGATCTTTAGGAAAAGCTGAAAGAGCTTCAATTAAGGTATTCTCAACAGGGTTTAAAGTGATATTTAAATGATCTTCTATACTCGGAATAACAAAAGAGTCTACTTTAATTAAAGATAATAAAACATGCTCTGTCTGTACTTCTTGGTGAGAAAATTTAAAAGCTAATTTCTTAGATAAACTAAGAACTTCCTGAGTTCTAGGAGTAAAATTTGCTCGCATACAATATATTATACACTATTTTAAGTCAGCTAATTTCATACAAATCTTTTCATCTACTATAGAAAGACTATCTATGAATAAAATATCATCAGCTTTTCTACCAACAATGACAACTATATTGTCTTTATCTGGAACTTTGCCCCCAGATTCTATATATTCTGTGCAAGTCATTTGTCGCCTAGTATCTACCATTATTCCTGGGATTGTTCCCATTTCATCAGATAATAATATTTTAATATATTTATTTCCGTTTGCACTTGTACTGCGAAAAGAGTCTTCTACTACACCTATAAATTTACCTCTATCATTAGCTAACATAGAATTGTAACTCAAAGAATCATTTAATTCTATAGCATCACTTTTAAAAACATCTTTTAATCTTGATGAGTAACTATAGCCTAATAATTTTTTTTCAAAATACCAATTGGCAAAGTTTTCGTACTGAACATTTTGTTCGTATATAGCTTTGTATTTATCGTATTTTTTTTTGAATGTAATGAACCTAGATTCTTTCATGAGAGGTTTTTGGTCATCAGCTAATAAAGTGTCTTTCTTTGCTGCATGTATAGACTCAAGTATATCATAGTTGTACTTGGGGCCAAGAGCTATAAAATTTCTCTTTTCTCTATCAGTTAATAAATTAAATGCTTGAGCTTCAAGAACTAATCTTGGACGACTGAGTGTTTCATCTTCACTTAATGCTCCAGCCTGAATTAATGCAGACATTACACCAATATTCAAGCCAGCTTGCTTCGCGGATAAAAACACATCATACTTATTAGAATTATCTGTGTCTCTAAATTCCTCTAATGCTTTTAAACTTTTTTCACTAATACCTTTTATGCTATTAAGTCCAAACCTAATATTATTTTTATCGATTGTAAAATCAAATTTAGATTTAATTAAATTTGGTTGAAGTAAATTAATTTCAAAATATTGCAATTCTCTACTTATCTTTGCTATCTCTTCTTGAGGGTTAGGTTCAAATTGAGACATTTTAAGTAAGCTTAAAAAGAATTGTTTGGGATGTTTAAATTTTAAATAAGTGGTCCACGCTGCAAGAGTAGCGTAAGATATAGAGTGAGATTTATTGAAAGAATAATTAGCACTATCTTCTGCTACTTTCCATAATACATCAGAAACTTCAACGGGTAAGTTGTTATCTTGCACCTTCTGTTTAATTTTCTCTTGCCATTCAGGCATAAGGTCAACTTTCTTTTTTCCAACAATCCTGCGAAGTTGCTCCGCTTCATCAAGAGTGAAGCCTACTTTTACAGCCATTTTCATCAACTGCTCTTGATACAAGGGAATACCGCCAGTGTAATCTAATACATCGTCAAAAAATTCATGAACACTTTGGAAGCGATCAGTAGCTACATAGTCAGAATAACGATCAGCAAATTCAAGAGCTCCTGGCCTTGCGATAGCTACTACAGCACTTAATTGCTCCATGTTTTTTGGTTTAATTTTTTGGCAAACTCTAAAATTAGTATCTGCTTCAATTTGAAATAATCCATGAGGATTACGAAGGTCACCCAAGGGCTCAAAAACCGAAGGGTCGTTCAAGTCAATATCATAAACATCAATATCCAGATCATTACATACATCGTAAATGACACTAAGAGTACGAAGCCCAAGAATATCGAATTTAACCATAAGTTCAGCGACCCAATTCATATCATAACCAGTAACATAAGAGCCGTCATTAGTTTTTTGGATCGGACATATGTCTGAAATTTTCTGATGAGAAATAGCGATACCTGATGGATGAACACCTGTGTTCTTGTTTAAGCCTTCCAGCTGCTTGGCTATTTTGAATACCCTTGGGTTATCTTTGACCCAAGTAGCGAAGCGCTGACTTTCTTCTTGAGCTATGTTTAGAGGAGCAACTTTACCAAATTTCTTGGGTATATAGCCACTTACATCATTAACTTCTTGCTCAGAATATTCACCAACTATTTTGCCACACTCTTTAATACATAACTTACCGCTCAATGTATTTAAGGTTAAAATATTTGCAGTTCTTGAAGGGTGTTTTCTTTCAATATAATCAATAACTTTTTGGCGATGCTCATACGCTATATCATTATCAACGTCAGCAAGCAAGCTACCATCTAAGTAGGTCACTCCATTTTTCTCAATCTTTCTTGCTCTACTCTTAGAAACAAAACGCTCAAAAAATAAATCATACTTAATTGGGTCAACCTTAGTAACATCAATTAAGAATAAAACCAGAGACCCTGCTGCTGAACCGCGACCTGGGCCAGTAGGTATATCATTTTCATGACAAAAATTCAAAATATCCCAATTCAATAAAACGTAATCAATAAAACCAAGATCTTTTAAGATCTCTAATTCCATTTTAGTTCTAGAATAATACTCTTCTCTATTGTCTAGTTTATCTATACCTTTAGATTTTACTCCTTGCATACATAGAGCTCGTAAGAAATCATAATTAGAACTACTGGGGTCAATGTCTAGGTCAGCATAATACTTTGAATTGACATCGATCTCAGGAAGAAGAACTCCTGGGGGGGCATAATTTTCATACTTTGTGAATTTACTTAAAAATAAATCAGACATTATATATTTACCTCCCATAACATTTTCTTAAATACTTCGTAATTTTGTTCAATATCATACATAGCATCATGTAATCGACTTTCATCAATTTTAATATCATAATGTTTACATAAATCAATTAATTTCTTTTTTGATTTTCTATCAACCATATTATTTAATCTATATTGCCAATTAAAAAAGTCGTCATCTTTATTAAATTTAATGTCATTCTTGATAGCTTTAGCCAAACATAAGGTGTCAATAGACCTATTAACATAACTGTAGTCTGGTTTTTTGTGTACGCATTTTCTGTATATACCGTGAACATAAATATCAAAACCTAATATGTTGTGCCCGACATTTATATAAGATTCATCATATAGATATTTTTCGAAATCGTGCAAGATTGGTTCAGCTAATTGAGCTTTCTTGTCGTAATTTGATTTTGTCCAGCCAGTCATTTTTGCTGCAGCATCAGACATCTTTAAGTCAGACCAATAGATCCAGCAGTCTTTCTTTTCTACAATATTGCCTTCTTTAATTACCATGTAACCAAGTTGCCATGGCTTGTTATCTAGCGAGCCTAGATTGAGGCAGCAAGTTTCAAAATCGAAAAACAAATAGTTTTGCTTTTTATTAAATCTAAGGAGATCTTCTTTCATTTAAACTATTGCTTATTAAAGAAATCTTCAACTTCCGATAAGAATTGAGATTTTTCTTTATCTGATAAAGCGATATATTGTTTTTTTATTTGACGTAGAGTTCTTTTTTGCTCAGGAGTATCTGAGTAAGACATGGCTCTTTTAATTCTTAGTATTTGCTTTTTATTCATTTTAAGATTCTAAATAACTTTCGTAACAAAATTCTGGACTAGCCAAATGATCAAAGTTTGGAACAGATAGAGTTCTTTGCTTTCCGTTCTTTTTCGCGCATATACATTTATATGTTTGATAGGCTTCAAAATCTTCTTTTTTATTGTAGTAAATAGATTTAGATTCACTATAATTATAGTTGAAGTTTTTACAATAGTCAATAACCTTGTCGCGTATTTGTTGGTCAAAAGGTAAGTAATTATCTTCAATAAAAAAGTGTGGATCACAGAAAGAAAAATCAGGAATGCAACTACAAAAATGCATACTGTTCATAAAAATGAAAGAGTCGTAAAATGGAATAGCTATTTGCAAGTCCTCGTTTGACCACATTTTTTTAAGGCTAGGAAGATCTATTACTCCTTCGTTATTACAAAATGCATGAGAATAAATTTGATTTAATAATGAACAACCTAAATCATTCTTTGCAAAAATAATTAATTTATGGCAACATTGAGATGATGGAGAATCTTGATCTTCTGAAATTTCTAAGTGAGAGCAAGAGATTCTTAATCCAAAAATAAGATGTTTACCCATAGACTCGGCTGTTTTTTGAGCTTGAAGGAAGCCTATCAAGGAATCTTCTACTAGTGTTATAGTATCTTCTTGTTCGGCTACAGAAAAAACACTTTGTGGGCCGTCTTCTTTAACCTTAGATGGATGGTCTAGAGTAAGTATTGATTTACCTATTGAGTAATGACTCTTGAATAAAGCTATCATTCAATTATGATAGCAAAAATTAGCCTCTAAGTCAAGCTATATCTTATATTTTTCAATGAATGATTCCGCTGGCTTTCCATCTGCTAAGTGCATTTCTAAATCTATCAATAGTTTATTGCGAAGCTCAATTAAGTCTTGAGATTCAGAGCTTCCAGTAGACTCCCTGAATGTAGATGAAGCAGCAACAACAAGAAGAATAGCTAGTGGATCAAAAACAAAAATAAGAATTAATATAACCATTCTAACTGCAGATTCAGAGTTTACTTCTGGGCCTCCAAAGTCAGATATCAATTCAGCGATATATTTTACTGGGCCAATCTCTGCTTCAAGCTCTTTTAGTTGTGCTTCAATTTTAGTTTTATCTAAATTTATAGTTAAATAATTTTCCTCTAATTTTTCTAACTCAGGAAATATTTGATTTTCTAATTTAACTCTATAGTTCTCAAGTCTGTTTTGTATATCTTGTTTGTTTTTAGATATAGATTCTCTTTCTTGAGATTGACTCTCTCTCTCTTTTTCTATCTTGCTCGAGGTAGAGAAGCCACCTTTTTCTCTAATTTGACTAATGATTGAATCTAAATCTTTTAATCTGTCGTTTAAACGCTGTAATGAAAGGTAGTCATCAGATTTAAGTTGTTCGTTAGTTTTCTTTTGTGTTTCCAAGGAAGCCTTTTTAGATTCAATGGATTCCAGCTTCTTGTCTAACATAGATATTTGAGAGCCGTACTGAGAGGCGCCAGCTTCTTGCTCTATGTGAGACTTACTTAAAAATCCAAATATTCCCATGCTTGTGATGCCCGAAAGTACAATCACAGCAATAGATAAATAATATTTAATAAGTCTGCCAGAAGTTTTCCAGTTTCTATGCAGCCAAACAGCAGTAACAAGCTTGCCGACTTCTAGGGCACTACCCATTATAACAATAGACCAAAAAACCCCTGGAAAGATCGTAGTTAATCCTATTATACTAAAATAAGCTGCAACGGCAGCAAGCGATAAAGATGAGAGTGCAATTATTATTGGGAAAACCATAATAATAAATACACTAATTTAAGCAAATAAGTCTACATGCTCTGATTCAGAGGGCTTCCAATAAGGGCAACCTTCGTATTCCATGTATTCAATTTCTTGATCTTCTTTTTTAATTTTTTCTAAATTTTCTAAATCATCCACAAAACAAGTCTTTAAAACTTTACCAGAACTATCTTTAAGAGCATAATAAGAGAAAGGTTTCCTAAAGGAGCATATGAAAGCCGGGATTGGTTCTCCATTCTTATCTAATACTGGCTCTCCTCTGCTCATTTTAAATCCATCTTTGCCACATGCTAATGGCCCACCGAACGTCCCATCAGATGGATAAGATTGAGCTCCAGCGAAATTAGAATGAGCTTGCTCTTCATCAAAGTTATCTATAATTTTTTGTATTTCAGTGAGCTCATACTGGAAGCCATACAATTCAGCATCAGATAGAGACTCCATCTTGAGTACTCCGTTGCCAGTTTTGTTAAAAAGATCTTTACTTAAATCAAATTTCAAAAACAAAAATTCACTTTCTCTTTTTTTATAATTAGGGTATAAATGTTTAACTGCTAAAGAATACATTAAGTCTTGTAGGTTATCGGTGACTTCTTTACCTTTAAATACTTGCTTGCTACTTTTGAAATCTCTAATTAAGGCGTAAGATGTTTCTTCATAAAGGAATAACTTATCAATGAAACCTTTAATTCTATAAGAAAAATCTTCAGTTTCAACTTCAATATCAAAAGCTTCTTCTGATATGGCTTTTGTGGGTTCAAGATCATCGCCTCCAAAAAAGTCATAATGCAAACCATTGACAGTCATAGAATCAATTAACTCTAAGTTTTCGTCGTCATGAACGTTTAATTTACGGGCATGATAAAGAGTTAAACGTTCTATTGGTGGGCATTTAAAAATAGAGCCATACTTGATTATAGTTTCGTAGTGTTTTTTGTGCCTAGGGTTACCCAATAATTCGAAAATCAGGTGACATATCCAGCCACGACTAGCTCCATCGTTAGATGTGTCGGGAAGTTTTAGTTTGTAATTTCCCCAATATTTCCACGAACACATTTGTAGAGTTTTAATTCTACTCGCGGACAGTGCTGACTCATGCTTCTTCATATAATAGTTTTAAGTTTTTCTTTAAGGTTTTAGGTATACCTTTTTTAGAGTCTAACTTTTTAGCAAAAGAAATAATTTTAGGTATTTGGTCTGTCTGATTGATAAGTTTTAATTTTTCCTTCCATCTAATGAAATCATTTTCATTCATGTCTCCGAAGTCATTTTGGACAGGTAGGCAAATCTTTATTTTTTTAGGATCGTAATAATTTAATAATTTTAAATAATTTTTAACGCAAGCATTCATTCCCCTATTATCTTCTTTATTAGAGTCATTATTAAAAGAAAGAATAACTTGTTTGAAATCAAAGTGAATTAATGAGCATAAAAGCTTAGATGATATATCTAGACCAAAAGAAACTAAAACATTGCTAATCCCATTTTCTATACAGCTAAGAGCATCTCCAATACTTTCTACAATTAGTACATAGTTTTTGTCGACATTATCAAAAAATATTCCATCTTTGGTGGGAACATACGCAGGATATACCCAAGTTTTTTTCTTGCCCATATGCTTCCATTTTGGACGACCTTCTTTATTGGACATATCCCTACCTGAAAAACCATGTATTTGTTTATACTGATTATAAATAGGAAAAACGAAACGCTGATACATTTGTGATCTAGTAGCTAGACCGCCTTTTAATTTTATTAGAGTTTCATCGGAAATTCCTCGACCATTGTAAAATTTATAATGAGGTAACAACTTATCTAAAATACTGTCAGGATAAACTTCTTCAACTTGAAGCTTCTCAATATTATCTCTAGCTCTTTCGGTAAGAAAGAAAGTTTCTTCTTTATTTAAATACTTCTTAAGTTCAGTTGGATCATTGGTATTAAGTGTTAAAACTAATAATTGCTTAAATGGCATGAAGGGAGTGTTTTGAACGTAATCCTTCCATGCTCCAGTATCTTTATATATTTGCAAGGCAGTAGGATTGTCTCCGCCTCTATACAGAGCAGAAGATTGCCAGTAAGCTCCTTTATCGCTAAGCTTATAACCTAATTGCTCAAGTATATCTCTTATTTTATCTGAGCTGATCATATGTCTGGCAATTCATCAGGATTATTATTTAAATTTACTTCCGCTTCAGCCATTTGTGTGCGAACTAAATCAACTGTATCACCAACTTCAGTAATGTTGAAATTGTTAAAGTTTAAATAAATAGAATTTCTGACCATAGTAATATCGTCTGCCAACCTAACTGGTTGTAAGGCTCTCATATAATCAGAGCCTAAGTGTCTATGTTTAAAGCAAGATAATTTATGAGTGCCGAAGTCTGGACTTTCCGCCATTTCTTCTTGAGATTTTTGACGCAAGCTAAATAGATGAGAGCTAAACTGAGTAATTCTATCTGATAGAGATACCACACTCTCATCTTCAACGATATTTTCTGGCCTTCTATTATTGGTAATACCAGAGCGATTGCTTTGAACACTAGTCATCATAGCAATCATGGGCTCACCTTCAAATAAAATATCTCTCTGAACGAGCTTTTTAAACTTATCAACCATCTCGCCAACCACTTGCCATTCACTTTTATTGCTCAAGTTTTCTGAGGTGGTTTTAATGTAATCGAAATTAAAAATCATTTCATTCCCCCTTCCAACTTTGCTGTAATAAAAACGCTTAACTAAATTAACCATTTGATCTACATTCATGCCAGAAACATTAAAGTAGTGAAGATTGTATTGCTTTATCTTTGGCCAAACAGATCTTACTTTATCAACTATCTTAGATCCAGCCCTGCGCCACTTCCCTGTCTCTAATAGATGTAAAGGAACTCCAGACATAGATGCACAAAGACGCATTCTTAATTCTTCCTTACTCATTTCACCATTATCAAAATGTAAAATAGGGGTAAAGTTATTAAGCTCTGAGGTTTTTAAGCAGAAATCTAAACAGAATTGAGTTTTACCAACTCCAGATCTGGCTGTAATGGTAGTTATGTTGCCTGGCCTCAAGAGAGATCCATATAACTCGTGAAGCCTTTTGTGTGGACCCACCAAACCAAATTCTTCAATTGGATTATTGCCTCTTTCCTCCACATAGTCTTCCATGTCAAAAAACAAATCTTCAGGAACATTCGAACCATTGTCATAGATAGATATGGTGTCGTTGTAAATTCGATCAGAATCTTCAATTAGTTTACTAAACGCATCTTCAGAAGAAGCGTTCTGCATTCTCTTAATGATTTTTGTAGCACAACCTGCAATTTTTCGTCTAGCTGAATACTTTTTTAAGTCTTTAGCTAAACCTATAATTGTATTTGGGTTTGTCTTTTTTAATGAAAGGGCTTGAATGTAATCACCAATATTTATATCATCCTCAAAAGATAAGTTAAGGGATAAAGCTCTTTCCGTAAGCATCACATAATCAATTTGATCACCGCCCTCAATCGACCTTTTAAGAATTGAGAAAATTGTTTTATTAACCTGGGATGATTCACTATAAAAATCTTCCTCACAAATATAAGAAGATATCTCGACAAATGAATCTGGGTGATTAATTAGAGTTGCAAGGAACTGCTGCTCCTCATTAAAAGAATACATTGCCATAATTAGCCTTTAGTATAGACTATAAAATTATAAAAGTCAAGAGTTATTCTTGGTCTCCATTTATATCAAATGGAGCATCTACATTTTCAATTTCAATTAAATACTTTTCTAGAGCCTTACGAATTCCCATTTCTACAATTTGACTGCCGGCTCTACAAAAAATCATTGGGGCGCCATTTTGGTCTGTATATGCCATTAAAAAACCCTTTGAGCCTTCACTACTACTTCCAGTGAACTCGTATAGTTTATCAAGTAAATCTTGAGGTATTTGAAAGGCTGGGAGGTTGTCTGGATCTATTTGACTCATTCAATATATATTACACTATTCACAAATAAATATCTAACTTTTTAAAAAAATCTTTTGACAATTTATCTTTTTCGTATATTTCTACAAGCCTTATATCGTTTAATTCGCAGAAATCGTGCTTTTGATGATCACGCTTTAACTGCATTAAATAATTATTCTTGTAATTGCCGTGAAAGAAGGGTACATACTTTGTGTGTTGACCTCCCTGGACTTCTATAGCTATCTTTTCATTTGCATTAAAAAAATCGAAAGTCATTCGAGTTCCAGCGATAGGAAACTCTTCAAATACTACATGTCTTGACCAATATTGATTAAGAAAGTCTTTGACTGATTTTTGAAATTTACTTTTACTCGGCGCATCCCAATCTATATTATATTTCTGAACTCCTATTATTTTTCTAACGGAACCAGTTAGAGTTTTAAATTTCAATTTTCACGCCTCTCTTCAGGTTTATAATGCTTGAATCTATTATGAGTTATTGGTGAAGCTAGTAGTATGGCTGGCCTAAGTAAACCTTCTTTTGTTTTTTTGAACATATAGGACATCCATGTCTGTTCGTATGGGTGATTCCATTTTGTTTCAATAAACATTTTTTTATTGCCAGACTTCGAAACTATGGTGGG